GTTGGAGAGATGATGACAATGGATGATTCAAGCTCAGTTTATAACGATAGAGGATTGTTGATATTATGAAAGATAAAATTATTTTAATAAGTGCAGATGGATTCGTGAGAGAATTTTGGAGGCGTGCAAAAGAGCATAAAACATTAATTCAAGCTTATGAAAATCTTGAAAAAGATTATGAAAAAACATTTGGAAAAAGGCGCTATTCTGACTACAATTCCTTTCGTGTTTGTCGAGATAGAAAGACAAAAAAACACTAAAAATTTTATTTGACATAAAAAATATTATGTTAAATAGAGTCAAAAAATGTTAACCTAGTAATTTTGACAGGTTTTATTTTCTCAAGTTTTTAATATACTGACAAGCGAAACACACCAAAGTTCCTTAGAAGTCCTTAAAATGGTCTTAAACAAAGGAAACAATGTTACATAAAAAACGACAAAATAAGGCGTATTATTGCGAAAAATTTAATTGTGGGAATACTGCAAAGGCTCCAAAATATATTTATAACAACGCCTAAAAAAGGCGATAAAAGAAGCATAAATTACAGCTTTGGTTTTGGAAATAAAATCTCAGTTAGCCCCTCATCAGCTTTGACTTTTTCAGCTGTTTGGGCTGCGATGAGATTGTTAAGTGAATCGGTTTCATCACTGCCAATCAAAGTTTGTAAAAAAGAAAACAATGGAGATATTGTTGAGATTGAAAACGATTTATCTTATCTATTAAAATACGCTCCGAACACATATCAAAACAAAGTAACATTCATGGAAAAGATTATGATGGATTTGCTTTGTAATGGAAATTCTTATGTGAGAATTGTAAGAAATAATTCTGGAAGGCCGATTGAATTATTGCCTTTGAACTACGCTGGAGTTCAAGTTTATCTAAGAGAAAATAAACTATTTTACACATCAGATGAAGTTGCTGGAACTTTCACATCAGATGAAATTTTACATTTCAAATTAATAACAGATGTAAACGCAACTAAAGGAATCACACACACTGAGGGCGGGATTGTTGGTTTGAGTCCAATAGAACAAAACGCAAATGCAATTAGCTGGGGACAAAGTGTTGAAGAGTATGGAGCAACATTCTTTGCAAATGGAGCAAAACTCTCAGGAATATTAAAAACATCAAGGAGTTTATCTGAAACGGCTATTGATAGATTGCGTTCATCTTTTAATAATAATTATGCAAAACTTAGTGGAGCAAATCAAACGGCAGTTTTAGAAGAGGGACTTGAATATCAGCCAATAAGTATTTCATCAGAACAGGCCCAGTTCCTCCAGAGTAGGAACTTTTCAATAACTGAAATTGCTCGAATCTTTAACATTCCGCCACACATGCTCAAAGATTTGAGTAAGTCAAGTTTTAACAATATTGAAATGCAATCTCAAGAATTTGTTACTTACACTTTGATGCCTTATTTGACAAAGATTGAAATGGAGTTAAACATGAAGCTTTTTAGGAGAAATCAAATCGGAAAAGAGTATGTGAAATTTAACACAAATGCATTATTAAGAGGAAACATTAAAGATAGAACTGATTTTTATAAAGCTGGAATAACAAATGGATTCATGACAATTAATGAAGTTAGAAGAAAAGAAGATTTAAACAGAGTTGAGGGAGGCGATAACAATTACATCCCTTTAAATTTAACTGATATAGAAAACTTGTAATGCCAGCAAAAGAATGTGAAAATGGAAAGTGGAAGTGGGGTGAAACTGGCGCTTGTAAATATGACTCTAAAGAAGAGGCTGAAAAAGATAATGAAAATTATTACAGAGATTTAGAAGATATTGATTTGACGCCAACAAAAGGAATGGTTGAAGCGGCAAAAAGAGGGTTGGAACTTAGAAAAGAATTTGGAAGAGGTGGAACTGAGGTTGGAGTGAAAACTGCCAGAATGATAATAGCTAATGAGTTAACAATCCCAAGGGTTAAAAAAATGTACGCTTACTTTCAAAGACATGAAGTTGATAAACAGGCAGAGGGATTTGAACTTGGAGAGGATGGTTTCCCCTCAGCTGGAAAGATTGCCTGGATGCTTTGGGGCGATGACGCTGGAATGAGCTGGTCAACAAAGAAAAGAAACCAAATAGAAAAAGAAGAGAAAGAAGAGAGAGTTTCGGCAAAAATAAAAAAGGCTTTGGAAAAAAAGATGAAAGACCACAACGAAGAGGTTTCGGATATGAGTATTGATTGGAATGCAAAAGTTTCTTTAAAAACATTAGAAAAGGTTTTTGATAGGGGCGTGGGAGCTTACAATACAAATCCAAGTTCAGTGAGGCCAAGTGTTTCAAGTCCAGAGCAGTGGGCCCTGGCGCGCTGTAATAGCTTCCTTTATGCTTTGAAAAAAGGTAAATTTAGAAGTGGAAAACATGATACAGATTTATTGCCATCAAACCATCCAGTAGTAGAAAAAATGAAAGAAGATAAAAATTTAAGAGCAAAGGTCGGTTCAATGATAACAGATGGAATTGAACTTCCTTTATATGATTCAAAAGAAGAGGCGGAAAAAATGGCTGAAGAGTTAGGTGGGGAGCCTTCTTTTCACACTCATATTTTAGATGACAAAGAAGTTTACATGCCATTTGAAAATCATGAAGAGGCTTTGAAAGTTATGGGTAAGCCTGAAGATGAAGAAATGGAAATGGAAATGGAAGATGAAATGGTTGAAGAGGAAGTTGAAAACAACCATCATTATGAAGATGAGGAAGAGGAAAGAAAACAAATAAGAAATATTTGGGATAAAAAATATAATGACATTATGGAAAAAAGAATATACAATTTAGAAACTAGAGTTGAAACAACTGAAAACAACAAAGATGTTGTTGTTGGATATGGAAGTGTTTTTAACAGTAGAAGTGAAAATCTCGGGGGTTTCTTTGAGTTCATCTCACCGACTGCAATAACTGATGAAACAATTAAAAATTCAGATGTTAGAGCTCTTATCAATCATGACCCGAACTTAATATTGGCGCGTTCAAAGTTTGGAGAGGGAAATCTTAATCTTTCAATTGATGAAACTGGATTAAAATATTCTTATGAATTGCCTGACACAACTTATGGAAGAGATTTGGGAGTCAATCTTAAAAATGGAAATATAAGTCAATCTTCTTTTGCCTTTACAATTGCAGAGGGTGGAGATTCATGGACTACTGATGAGAATGGAAATGATATTAGAACAATAAACAAAATTGACAGATTGTTTGATATTAGTTCGGTCACTTACCCCGCTTATTCTGAATCTACATCGGATTTAGTAATTGCACAAAGAGGACTTCAAAAATATAAAGAATCAATAAAAAGAAAAGATGAAGAAAACGATTTGGTTAAGCGTTCGCTGGCTAAACTAAAAATTGAAATTGCAAAGCGAAAATAATAGTAATAATAAAAAATAATAAAATGAAATCAAGTATTGAATTAAAAGAATTGAGGTCAGATTATATTTCAAAGCTAGAAGTTATAAAAGAAACTTGTAAAGCTGAAGAAAGAGATTTGACTTCAGAAGAAAACAACGAGATGGATTCAATCCTTTCAAAGATTGATGAAGTTGATGTTAAAATTGAAAGAGCTGAAAAAATAGAAAATAACTTAAGAAACGCTGCAAAAGTTTCTGGAGTTGCTGTTTCAAAGAAAGTTGATAAAGACCTTGAAAAATTCACTTTTCAATCAGCTGTTAGAGCTGCATACACTGGTAAATTAGAAGGTATCGTCAAAGAAGCTCATGAGGAAGCAATCAATGAGTGTCGTTATACTGGTGGGACTGTTAAAGGGGTTGGAATACCATCAAGTATTTTAACGAGAGCTAATGTTGATACTGCGGATGTAAACTCTTCTCAAACAATGAGTTTTACTGACCAGTTAGAAGCAAACTTAGTTTTAACTTCTGCCGGAGCAAATTTTCACGGGGGTATAAACAACATGAAGTTTCCAGTATTCTCTGGGATAACTTCGACTTTCGTTTCTGAGGATGGTTCATCTGGCACACCTTCAGAAAATGGAACTACTTCAGCTGTAACATTATCTCCAAAGAAGTTAATTTCTATTGTAAACATGAGTCAAGAGTCAATGGTTCAAAGCACAGGTTTAGAAGCGGCTTTACAAAGAAACATGGCTGCAAATATTGCTGCAACAATGGAATCAGCTTTCTTAGCAAATGCTGATGTAACAAACGCTCCAGCATCTTTATTCTCAGACGCTACTTCGGCTGGAACTTCTGCAATCGATGTGACTGTTATCCAAAAAATGGAAACAGATTTATTGGCTGCAAATGTTGCTCTAGAGGGAGCTAGAATTGCTTACATTTTGAATCCAGCGGCTTACGCTGAGGTTAAATCATTAGCGCAAGTAACAAATGTTTCTCCAATTTATGATAACGCTGATAAAAGATTAAATGGATATTTCTCATTCATAACATCTAATTTGAACTCTGGTGGTACGGCTTCAAAAGACGCTGTTTTATTTGGAGATTTTTCGAAGGTGCATGTTGCACAGTTTGGTGGTTTAGATATACTATTTGACCCATACACAAACTCTGCAAAAGGTCTTCCAAGAATGGTCATTACAAGTTTAGTTGATGCTGCGGCTGTTCAAGCTTCAACTTTCCAAAAATCATTAGAAGCATAGTAATTTGGTTTATTAATTAAAAAGGGCTGGTTGTTTTCAGCCAGCTCTTTTTTTATTTATTTAATATGAAAAGAAGTTTAAAAGTTATAACTGCGGGAGCTGCGGTTTTGAGTCTTACAGAAGTCAAACTGCATTTGAAAATTGATTCAAGTGCTGATGATGATTTAATTACAAATTTGATTTCAGCTGCAACAGAATCTTGTCAAGAATATACTAATAGATATTTCACAACAACAGTTATTGAACAATATTCTGATACCTTCGCTGGAGTTAAACAATTGTACAAATCTCCAGTTATTTCAATAACTCATATTAAATACTATGATTCAAATAATAACTTGCAAACTTGGGATGCTGCGAATTATATTGTTGACAATGTTTCAGAGCCAGCAAGGATTGGTTTGGAAGTAGAAAAAGCTTATCCAGAAATTGCTAATAGAATGAACGCTGTAGTAGTCAAGTATTCAGTTGGATATGGAGATGCTGCAGATGTGCCACAAGCAATCAAAAGTGCAATCCTTTTGACAATAGGAAATCTTTATGAAAACAGACAATCTGTAATAACAGGCAGAACTGCAACTGAACTTCCTTTGTCAAGTCAATATTTGTTAAATCAATTTAAGGTTCAAGTATGTTAAGCATCGGACAGTTAGATAGGAGAATTGAAGTGAAAAATTTCACAAGTGTTAAGAATGATTTTGGTGGAACTACTAAAACTTATGCAACTCTTTACACTTTATGGGCAAAAAAAGATTATAAGAAATCAGATAGAAAAGAAGATTCCGAGCAAATCGTTCAAAATACTGAGGTTTGTTTTTATGTGAGAAATATGAGTGATATTAGAATTTTAGGAACTTATCATATTTTTGATATTGATGAAAATGAAACTTACATAATTCATGGAATTAAAGAAATAGATGGTAGAGATAGATTCTTGGAAATAGAAACAACAATAAAAGATAATCAATGATAGCTGGAGCGAGTTCAAGTCAACAAATAGATAAAGTTACATTTGAATTGCAAGGTATGCCAAAAGTCATTCAAATGTTCAAACAGATTGAAAAATGGAAAGATTCAAAGGCTGCCGATGCCGCTTGGGTTCGATTATGGAAAAAGACAATGAGGCCTTTGCAAGATGCTGCAATTAGAAACGCTCCATTGCTAGGAGATTCGGGAACAGAATCAACAAGCTCAAAATTTCAAATCCCTTATCCACCGAATAAAAAACTTTTTATCAAAAGGGGAACTCTTAAAAACTCAATTCAGTGGTTTAGAACTGCCGCTTCCAGAGATTATAATGGAGGATATATCGGGCCTAGAGTTAAAGGAAAATTTAGTAAAAATAAAGGAGGTTATTATGGAGCTTGGATTGAGTATGGCGACCAAGTCGAACACTTTGGAAAATATACATCTGAGGGAAAAACTTTTATGAAAGACGCTTTTAAAGCAAAAGGAAGTTCTGTTATTCGTTCAATATATCCTTTAGCAGAAAAAATGTATAAAAGAGCGGCTCGAAAATTTGCTAAAAAATGAATGTAGGAAGAGCAATATATAAAATTTTATCTGACAATACGGCTGTTGCTGGTCTTGTGGGAACTAGGATTGCTCCGAGTGTTATGGAACAAAGTTCTCAATTTCCTTTTATAATATATGATATTGTAAACGATTCTCCAGATAGACAAAAGAGCACAACACCGCAACTTAATTCTTATAAGATTTTAGTGTCGGCTTATTGTCAAACTTATACTGAAGCCAGTTTTCTTGGAAACTACATAAGGACCGCTTTGGATAGGCGTTCAGGAAATTTTAATGGAGTGGAAATCCAGTCAATTGATTTTGAAGGCGTTGATGATGTTTTTGATGATATGAGTGGCAAAGATGGAATATTTAGAAAGAGTTTGGATTTTAATGTGAGGGTTACAAATTCAATCAACAATATATATTCAACAAAGTTTGATGGCGTTGATGAATCAATCACGTTGCCAGTTACTGGAATGGATTCGATTAAAACATCTGGAAGTTATTCTGTTTGGTTCAAAATGGATGCTGTTACAAGTGGGAGAGAATTTATTATTTATAAAAAAGATGATAACAATCATATTAGAATCTTTTACAATTACAGCGCTTCTGAAATTAGAGCTACTTATAAGGCTGGAGGAACTGCCAATATTGCGGCAAAAACTTTTATTTCTGGGGATGGTAATTGGCATCATGTGGCTGCAACTTGGAACTCAACTGGAAACATAAAAATTTACTTTGATGGAGCTTTGGTTCAAACAACTGCAATAAGTGGAACTTTTACAGGAAGTATTGATTCGGCTGCAATAGGAACCAATTTGAATGGAGGTAATTTTTGGAAAGGTAATATTGATGAAGTTTCAGTTTTTAACGCTGAATTAAGTGCTTCACAAATTACAAGTTTATATAATGGAGGCTATCCAGAAGCTGTTGCTGGAATATCAAATATAAAAGTTCATTATAAAATGGGAGATGGAGATAATCAAGGAAATCCGATTGCAACAGCCCCAACAATAAATGATGAAATTGGAAATAATAATGCAACAATGGTAAACATGGAACAAGCTGATTTTGTTGCAGATGTGCCAAAAGGAATTTAGAATGGAATTGAAATATGTTATTATAAATAAAGAAGAGTTGGATTCAGTAGATTTTGAAATGGTCATTGAGGATTCTATTGATTCGTTAAGATATTCTTTGAATGGAGATAAAACAATCTTAAAATTTAGAGGGGAAACCCCAAAATTTTTTGATAGAAAAACAACATATAATATAGTAGAAATAACAGAAATTATTGGAAACCCCGATAATGGTTGGATTGATAATGAAAATTAAAAAAAATGGAATTTAAATTAGAAAAACAATACACCAGAGGCCACAAAACTTTTGAAGCTGGAAGTATCATCAAAGTTGATTCTGAAATGTATAACTGGCTCAAAGAAAATGGTTATGGAGATAAGGAAAAGAAAACAAAAATAAAAAAAGACAATAATAATAATTAAAAATTAAAAAAAATGGCAACTTATAATGGTTCTATAAATGGAACAAATCTTGGCGTTTATATTGGCGGAACTCTTATTGGTTTCGCAACAAGCGCAACAATTAATGTAAATCAATCTCTTCGTTCAACCTCTTCAAAAGCTAGTGGAGGATGGGAAGAAAACATGGAGGGAATAAGAAATTTTGATGTTTCAACTGACGCTTTGTATTTATACGAACAAGCTGGGGGTGGAGCAATTTCTGAATTTACAGCTGATGAATTGTATAATCATATTCATAACAGAACATCTTTCACTTTAAAATTTGGAAGTGGAACATCTGCAGCTGGAGATATTAATTATGAGGGAACAGCTTTTGTTACTTCATTAAGTATTTCTGCACCGATGGAAGATACTGCAACTTATTCAGTTTCTTTTCAAGGCTCTGGACAGTTGACTCAAACAGTTAGTCCATAATATGTTTATTAAGCGGCGTCGTGCGTTTTCTTTTCTGAGTGCATGGCGTCGTTTTTTTTAATTCAGAAAAGACAAAAAACTTAGAAAAATGACATACGAAATATTAGTAATTGATGGCAAAGATTATCCAGTCAGATTTGGATTCAATGCGTTAAGAGAATATTCCAGAATTACTGGAGCAACAATGCAAGATTTAAATAAACTTGCTAATGGTCAAACAACTTTCAATGATGCCTTTGCATTGATTTATTGTGGAATGAAAGATGGAGCCAGAAAAGCAAAAAAAGAATTTAAATATTCCATTGCTGATGTTACAGATTTATTTGATGGAAATATGGAAGCAATTGAAGAGGCTTTTGAAATACTTGCAAGAGCAATGGAAGAGTCAAGTGGAGAAAAAAAGTCGAAAGCCAAGATAACAAAAAAGAAAAGCAAGAAGAGTTAACTTGGCAGAAATTGGAAAAGATTGCTTTTGGGAGAATGAATATGAGTGTTGATGAATTTTATGATATGTTGCCAAGACATTTTTTTAATAAAATGGAAGGCTTTTATGAAATGGAAAATCTAAGGCAAAGGAACGATTGGGAGCGAACAAGATGGAGCACGTGCATTCTTTTGAATGTTCATGTTGCAAAAGGTAAAAGATATAAGCCAAAAGATTTGATTGAATTTGAATGGGATAAAAAGGTGAATAAAGATTCTAAAACAGATTATGAAATTTTGAAAGCAAAAGCTGAGTATCATAAAAAATTAATAGAACATAAAAACAAAAAATAATGGCGGGAATTTCGGTTGGTTTTTTAAATTTTAAAGTTGGAGTTAATTCAACTGACTTCACTAAGAAGCTCAACAAGATGCAAAGAAGAGCTGCAAAGTTTGGAAGAGCGATGCAGAAAACTGGACAAAGCATGACAATGAGTTTGACTTTGCCATTAGTTGCTTTGGGTGCTGGAGCAACAAAAGTTTTTATGGATTTTGAGCAAGGGATGCTAAAAGTTAAAGCTGTTTCTGGTGCATCTGATGGACAGTTGAAAATGCTTACTAATACCGCAAAAGAACTTGGTCGAACAACCTCTTTTTCTGCCAGTCAAGTTTCTGAATTACAATTTGAACTTGCAAAATTAGGATTGACGCCTGAACAAATTGACGCCGCTTCTGATAGTGTTTTAAGGTTAGCTCAAGCAACTTCAAGTGAATTAGGTTTTGCCGCTGAAACAACAGCTGTTGCGTTGAATGCTTTTGGATTGTCGGCTTCCGAATCTGCTAGGGTTGCTGATGTTTTGGCTTTGGCACACTCTCGTTCTGGGGCTAGCTTAGAGAAATTGAACGCAATGCTTCCAAATGCTGCTGCAACAGCAAAAGCTTCTGGTCAAAGCTTAGAAGAGTTGACATCAAAAGTAATGGCTCTAGCTGATGGAACAGCTATGGAGGGAGGTAAACTCGGAACACATCTAGCAATTATTTTTAGAAGATTAAACACAGCTGGTTTGACTTATGAAGAGGCGATGCAAAAAATAAATTCATCTACAAACAAGTTGTCAACAGCAACTGATATTTTTGGAGAGAGAGCTGCAAGTTCGGCTCTTGTTTTGGCAGAGTCAACAGATAAAGTTGCAACTTATGAACAACAATTGATTAAATCAGAGGGAGCCGCTCAAGGCATGGCTGACACGATGGAATCTGGATTAGCTGGTTCAATGAGACGTTTAAAATCTCAAACAGAAGCCGCTGGAATTTCACTTGGAGAAGTTTTGGCTCCTGCTGTAGACTTTGCAGCTAAGCTTTTCGGAGATTTGATGGATAAGTTTACAGGATTATCTGATACAACAAAAACAATAATTGTCGTTTTTGGAGGCTTCCTTGCAATTTTAGGTCCTTTGTTTTTGATAGTTGGAAAATTAGCGATGGCTTATGTTTCAATTACAAAAGCAATAATAATTCTTAAAGGTGCTCAATTGAAATTAAATTTAGCCTTTTTAAAAAATCCAATATTTCTAGTTATTACCTTAATAGTTGGTCTCGTTACAGCTTTTGTTTTGTTATTTAATAATGTTGAGCAAGTAAGGGGTGCAATATTTGGGCTGTTTCAAGCTGCAAAAAAGGTGTTCACTGGACTGCCAGGACTCGTTATGGACACTTTAGGGGGTGTTGGAGACATTTTAATTGGAATCTTTACTCTGGATACAGATAGGATTTTAAAAGGTTTTAGGGACTCTAAAAAGACATTTACAGATTTTGGAAATGATGTTGCTGATGAATTCAGAGCGGGTTATCAAAAAGGAATAGAAGCTGAGCCAATTGATGTCAGTGGAATTTTGGGTTTTGATGCTGATGACATTAAAGCGCAAGGAAAAGATGTTGAGGTTGAAACTGATGACCCTGTCACACTTAAAGGGCAAAATGTTGATGTTGATACAAATGGAACAGGAACAACAGACGAACCGACAGGAACAACAGAGCCAACAGGCCCATCTCCTTTTGAAATTGATATTGATGCTCTTAAAAGAAATCACAAAAAATCAGTTATTGCATTAAAAGAAAATCTACTTAATGGAAAATTAACAAAAGAAGAGTTCAACCAAAAAATAAGAGAGGAAGAGCTTGCACATCTTGAGCAAATGAAGATGGTTAATGAACATTATGGAAAAGATATTCTTGACCTAGAGGAACAAATTGTTGATTCAAAACAAGCTATTTTTGATAATACAGAGGTTCGGGAATTTGAGGGAGCTTTAGGAAGTTTAGGAGATAAGATGGCAGACTTCTTTAATGTGGATTTGAAAACATTGGAAGATGGAATGATGGATATTATGACAAAACTTGGAGATGAATTAGCACAAGGGGCCGATAGTTTTGAAGAGTATGCACAAAATGTTAAAGGAATGTTAAAGGATATTATTGGAGGTTTGATTAGTCAAGGAGTTGCTGCAGCAATTAGCAATTCTTTGCAATCAGTTTCTTTTTTAAACCCCCTTTTAATTCCTGTAATTGCTGGAGCTGCTGCGGGCTTAGCTAGAACAGCTTTCAATTCTTTGATTCCAGCCTTTGCAGAGGGGGGGTTAGTTTCTGGCCCCACTCTAGGGTTAATTGGTGAGGGTATTGGAACAAATGCTTCAAATCCAGAAGTTATTGCACCACTTGACAAACTAAAAGGATTCATGAATGGTGGAGATAGGGTTGTTGTTGAGGGTGTTATTAAAGGAAATGATATATTCTTGTCCAATCAAAGAACGAAACAAAGTAGATTTAGAACAATTTAAAAAAAAATTATGGCAGTTCATTCAGCTTATGGATTAAATAAATATGCAACATCAGTTGTTAAAAGCATGACTGAGGAAACTTATACATTAACATTTTGGTGGAATGGAACGGGGGCTTCGGAATCTTGGACTTTAGCTGGCGGGGGTGCTGTTATTGATTATGAAGCTTCGAGTTCAGATGATAAAAACGCAAGTATAATTTGCTCACAAATGAGCGTTCCTTTATTAGTTGAAAGTTTAACGCAACAAAACTTTTTAGATGGTTTGCGTTCATCAAAACAAGAAAAGGATTTTTGGGTAACTCTAAACAAAGGAACTTCTTATGCATCGGGTTCTTTGATTTGGGCGGGTTACATGATTTTTGACTTAGAAACAAAGGAAGATATTTCTTATCCTTATGTTCAAACGCTAACTTTCATTGATGGAATTTCAACACTAAAAGAGATTCCTTTCGTTAGAGATACAAACAGTGAAGATAGCTCAGTTCCAACATATCCTTTCACTCGAACTGATACTTTTGACAATGGAGGATATAGAAGGCCAATTGGAGGGAGTTTAACTTGGTTAAAAATGTTGCTTGATAGGGTTGGAATGTTACTTGACCAAGATGACACTGGTGGCGATTTGGAAAACTATACAATTCAAACTTCTTTTAATTGGTGGAATGAAGACATGACTGGCTCACCATCTGTTGCAAATGACCCTTTAGTCTATATGAAAATTTCAATGCGACCTTTTTATGAAAGAGATGAAAATGGATTCATGAAAGTTCCGAATTGTTATGATGTTTTAGAACAAATTTGCAAAAACTTTAATATGCGTTTGATATATTGGAATCACACTTTCCATTTCATTCAAATAAACGAATATAACACAGATGAGTCGGGGGTTGCACCTTATACAACGCCAATCAATATTCCGACAAGAGAATATTTTTATACAGGTTCAGCAAGGCAACAGAATAACTTTTTAGGCAATACGAATTACTCATTATACAACATGGTGTTTGAAAATGTAACAAACCCAAATGGAGGACTTCAAAAACTTGCTGGTTCTACTTTTCAAGCTTTGCCAGCTATAAAGAAAACAACTGGAACTTATTCTCAAAATGCTGGAATCAATGTTTTCAGCGGTTATCCTTTATTTGTTACTCATAACACTGGAAGCATAACACCAACAGCTTGGCCAACAACTGGAAGTTATTCAGAAATAACACAAACTTCAAACACTGGGGGTTTTGAAAACACAATGGAAATAACAAATGCAAAAGAATTAGATGGATTTGTTTGTAAGATTTATGGAAATTTTGTAAACACAAGTGCTGCCGATTTGAAAATGGAAATGGCTTGGACTATCCTTGCAAAGCCTTTAGATTCAGCTTGGGGAGATTCTGACAATTTAACAATGTTTAGATTTCAAGGAGCAACTTTTGCAGAATTTAGGTGGCAATCTATAACAGGGGAATTTCCTTTACAAAATCCACAACAATACATGATTGATTGGCTTTGGATTCCAGCAAATACTGGTCAAAATGGAGTTATTTTAGAAATGTTCAATTCAACAACTACATCAACAACAAACACAACAAACAATCTAATTCCGATTGATAGTTCAATGGAAGGGGATTGGGAGTTTAAATTTTACACTTTTACTGGATATGATTCAACGCCACCTTCAGGACTTACTAAGGTTGGAGCTCAGGGATATTCTGCATATTCAAACGTGAGATATTCACACGGAAGAATTGTTGACATGAATGGCTCAACATCTGGTCTTTCACTTGGAGATACGCCTCCAGCTTATTCTTTTGATTATACAGATGCTCTTGACAATTCATCCCCACCAGTTTTGATTTCTCAATTCGTTCCAGTTGCTTCTGCTGCCGCTCAATTTGGAATTGCTTCCAATCAAACACAAATTTCACAAGCTGGAAACAATACTTTTGTTTATGATATTGGGGAAGTTATTTATGGAGATGGAACTGGAGCAAACACCACATCAACAATTCAAGTATATAATGGAACTTCTTGGGTATTTGTCAATCCAGATGGCAAGTGGGCTCAAAGTGTTTACACTTGGAATGGAAGTGCTTATGTTTATTCATCTGTAACTTATGACAAAAAAATAATTGAACTTTTGTCAGAGTCAATTTTATTCAATCAAAGTAAACCGATTTCAACAATCTCAACAACAACAGCTCTTGGAGTCAATGATAAATATTATTCAGGTTCAACAAAATTAAAATTCATGAATCCCCTTGCTAAGTTAAAAGATACAGATAATGTTGAATATATGATGATGAGATGCTCTTACAATATAGCTGGAGATGAATGGAGTGGAGATTGGGTTCAAGTTTTTAGGGATGTGCCAACATCAGTAACAACAAGCTCAAATCAAGGGCCTTCATCTGGTTTTAGCTCAACATTAACAACAACAACAAGTAATAACACAGGAACCACAGGAAACCCGATATAATATGATAAGTTTTCCAAATACAATACAAATAAATAAAAAAGAATTGAGTAACTCTTTAGATATTGCAGAGCTTACAACAATCATAAGCGATTCCAGTGCAATAACATCCTTATCAGTTACAGCAACAAAAGTTGATTTAAAAAATGGAGATAGAATCATGATAAATGGTCAACCTTTTCAAATTGCTGCAGACGCTTCGGCAGGCGCTAGAAGTTTGACAATAACATCAATTACGCCATCAATCCCTTTAGGTATTGGAGATAAAATCTCTATTGACAAAGAAAATCTTTTCGTTCAATATCAAAGAAAAACAGAGGGAAAAATTGCTGGAATGCCAGTTGATTCAAACAATCTAGGGCCTATTAATTTCACTTCTAATGTTTACAGTATTACCGCAGTTGACACAACATATATAAAAATACTTCCGAGAGATTTCATGGTCAATGATGATGCAACAAGTCCGAACATAACACCAGCAATTTTTAATGATGGAACGAACACTGGAGTTTCAGTTGAAAACACTTCACAGGAACTTATTGCAACAGTCAACATTCCAAGTGGAACTACAGCAACCGAAGTTTATATTTATGGAAGTAATGATACTAAATCTGTTGAGGTTTACGAAATGGATTTTAATGCAAATGGAAAAGGAGAAACAATTGGAAATGGAACTACAAATGGAGAAGCAATTAGCATTGGAGAAATTGCCTCTTCTGCAACAAATTTCTTAATGATAAAAATATTAGTTTCATCCACAAATCACAGGATATGGGGTGGAAAAGTAACTTTAACACAAAATTAAAATGAAAGATAAAACAAAAGATATAATGGATTTGACAATTGCAAATGGTGGAGCTATTGGATTGAGTTTGGCTGAAGTCAATGAAATCCTTTTGACAATTTCAATCATTTTAGCAATCATAGTTTCTTTAGTAAAATTATTTAAAAAAAAATAACATGAAAAAATTAATCTGTAAAATTATTTATTACTTAACGTTTAAGAAAGTTTGTTGGGGTTTTTGCAAGTGCAAATGAGTTTTGAATATTTCAAGTTTAGTGAGTTTGATTGCAGTTGTTGCGGAAAGGGTTCTGGAAAGCAAAACATGAATCATGATTTCATCCTCTTTTTGGATAAGATAAGAAAGTCATGTGGTTTCGGCCTAGCTATAACTTCAGGATATAGATGTAAACTAAAACAACAATCTTTAGTCTTGAATCCTAAATATCAAGCAACGCATCCAGATAAATCTTCACACTGTAAAGGCTTAGCGGCTGACATTAAAATCACAAGTGATGAAAAAAGAGCAATCTTCATTGGAACGGCTATTAATATAGCAAGCGAAATGGATTTGCCAATAAGAATCGGAATATCTAAAAGACAAGGATTTTGTCATATTGATATAGATAAAAAACCAACGCCTCGGCTTTGGATATATAGCTAAATGAGCGGGCTATAATACGCTCAAATAATTAAAACAATGAAAATGAAAAAATTTATTCCAGTAGTAGTTCAGGCAATGCTGAACTCTAAAAAATTTTGGTACGCTGTAATTGGTATTTTGACAACTCTATTGAGTGAAAAGTTTAAATTGAATCCAGATGAATTGCAAGGTGTTTTATTGAGTATTGGAGCCTTAATATTAGGGCAAGGATTTTCTGATATTAAAAAATAAAACTTGGCGGGAAAGCGTTTAAGATTATCAGAGGAAGAGGTTGAGATAATTAACGAATATAGAGGTTCGGAACTAAAAAATTTCAACAATAACACTGCCTTAAATTTACACTTGAAAGAAAGAGGCATTTTGAAAAAAGATGTTGTTAGTGTAAAACATTGGCAAAACATGAAAGGAGAGTTAAGATTCTCTATTGTTACAAAAGAAAATCAATCAATTGAGGAATCTGAAATATTAAACAAAATAAAAAATTTAATTGACAATCATGCTCCTTGTTATCCTAAATTAAAAAAGGTTAGCGGGGAGCATTTGTTGGTTATAAATCCAGCTGATATTCACATAGGAAAATTAGCTGTTGAAATAGAAACAAAAGACGCTTATAACAATGATATTGCTTATCAAAGAGTAATGCAAGGAATCATTGGAATAGTTGAGAAATCAAAAGGTTTTGATATAGATAAAATTCTTTTCTGTATTGGTAATGATGTTCTTCATATTGATAATGTATATAACACAACAACAGCGGGAACTAATCAGGATGCGGATGGCAAATGGTGGCAACATTTTGAACTTGCTTTGAAACTGTATGTTAGTTCAATAGAGATACTCCAAAAGATTGCTCCAGTGGATGTAATTCATTGCATGTCAAATCATGATTATCAAAGTGGATTTCATTTGGCACATGCTCTCAAATCATGGTTCAGGAACTCAGATGATGTTTCTTTTGATATATCTGTAAACCATAGAAAATATTATGTTTATGGAAAAAACCTTATTGGATTAGAACATGGAGATGGAGCAAAGATGGATAAGCTTCCATTAATGATGGCTAATGAGAATCCCCATGCTTGGGCGCAAACAAAATATCGTTATTGGTATTTACACCACATACACCATAAAGTCAAACACAAATGGCTTGATGGAAAAGATTTCATTGGAGTTTCAGTTGAATACATGAGAAGCCCTAGCGGAACCGATAGCTGGCACAATAGAAAAGGATTCACTGGAGTTCCAAAAGCTGTTGAGGGATTCATTCATCAAAAGAAATCTGGCCAAGTTGCGAGGTTAGTTCACTATTTTTGACGAAATTTCACACAAAAAAAACACACAAAATTAAAAAAAATTTAATTTACTAGGTTAAAAAAAAATTAAAAAAGTTTTGGCAATAGTAAAATTATTTTTATATTTGTACCATAATTAAACGAATTAAAAACAACAAAATAACAATTATGAAAAAAGAATTTAACATCAACGCAAGTTCATTAAACAACTTCACTGAAAAACAAATCGAATCTACAATCAACAAATATTCTAAAAGAGAATTGTTGGAGAGATTATTAACATGGAAATCATTAGCAAAGCAACATGAGGCAACTATTGATGAACTAAATAATGATTTGTCTAAATTACAAAAAGAAGTTAATGAGTTAGAGATTATCATTGAGTGTCATGAATCCGAATTTGGAATGACAATAGATTAAAAAAAAATTATTAAAAACCTTTGGCAATAATAAAATTATTTATATATTTGCACTATAATTAACGAATTAATAAAAACAAAAACTAAAATTATGAAATTATCAAACAAGGAAATCTTAAAAACAGTTAACTTTTTATTAGACAACAATGAAACTGTATTTTGGTCAAACCAAAATTATGAAGTTAAAAGACAAACAAACGGAAAATTAGTTGTTGTTTGCACTTCAAATGGTTTTACTGCTGGATTACAAAATTCAGAAATAAAAGAATGTGGAACAGATAAATGGACAATTCGAGAATATAACTTAAAAAACTTTAATTGTATTCATTACACAATGTTTAACTATTAAATAATTAAACGAATTAAAAACAAGAAATAACAATTATGAAAACTCAAAAAATTAAAATTACACCTAAGGCAAAAATATTAGATATTGAACCTTCTTACAATATTCCTTCAACAAAAAAATATGGATTGTTTGTATTTTCAACAAAAGAAGATTACATTAATCAGTTTATTTGTTTCTCTGATAACAAAAATAATTTAATAGAGTTTGCAAAAGGTTCTTATACTATTATTGGCACACAAAAATAATTAAACGAATTAAAAATATATGAACTTAGAAAACGAAATAACAAAAGATGACTTGATTGATTTGATTGTTTTGATAAACAAAAAAATGATTGAATTAAACAATGAAACAGTTGATGAACACTTTGTCAAAACACAAATCAATAAATGGCAAAGAATTAAGAATGAATTAATTAAAGACTATAAACACTTGCAACTTAAAATAAACTAAATTATGTATAAAATAACACACAAAGAAACTGGATTTACACAATATAGAAATGCAAAAGAATTAACTGATTTTGTATATAAAAACAAACATTCTAAATATACAATAAGTGAAATATCAAAGTTTGATTTTACAGAGCTTCAAGATGCTTTGATTGCTTTATTTTTAATAATATTTGTTTTTGTTTCTACTTACTTTTTACTTTGGACTTTTTACTAAAATATTATGAAAGAATCAGAAAAATTAAATCTATTATACAAAGATAACTCTTTGGATAAAGAAGATGTTTACAAAGACAAACGAGGTTTTAGTATAATCAAAAGAAGTGGAATTGAAAAAATACAAGTCAATAATAACATAAAAGTTCATTTTGAATGTTTGTCATTTGATGTGAACAATTGTGTAATAAAAGCAACTTCTTATATTGATGGCGTTGAACAAATGCAAACTTATGCATCGGCAACAAAAGAAAACTGCATTCAAAAATTTAGAATTGAGATTGCAGAAAAAAGAGCTCTCGCGAGAGTAATAATAAAAACAATGAATCTAACCAACACTTATGGAGAAGATGAACTTAAATTTCAAAACAATAAATAAATGAAAATACAAGGAAAACTACATGACATTTTAGACATCCAGTCTGGAATCTCAAAAAATGGAAATGAATGGCAAAAACAACCAATCTTAATCGATACAGAGGCAAAGTTTAATAATATCATTGCAATTGATTTATT